TTAAATGCTTGGTTTGCTAGTTTAGGTAGATTTGTTATACAAATGACAGACAAAGGTTTAGTAGAGTTTGGTGTTATAGAAGATCCAATTAAACCCACAGATAATTTAACAATCATACCAGGTCTTAGAGCATTTAATTTAAGAGACCCAAGTGGTGGATCTGAATTTATAACTGATTTTTATCAAGAGTTTGCTAAAATAGATAAAGATATTGGAAGTATATTAGCTTTAGAAAAACAAGGCAATATACAAGAAGCTCTTAAAATTAGAAAAAAAATTAATATGAAAGATAAAAATGTTAAACAATTATTATTAGTAAGAGATGCTTTAAAAGAAATTAATTATGTTATAAGAAATATATATAATACTAAAAAATATACTGCTGACGAAAAAAGAGAAATGATAGATGGTCACTATCTTTTAATGATAAAAACAGCAAAAAGAGGATTAGATATGATGTATTATAAGGTTGATAATGATAATAAATAATAATATAGAGAAACTAATATGACAATATCTTCAACTACAGTAAAAAATTCATATTCAGGTAATGGTAGCACGACAGCTTTTGCCTACACATTTAAGATATTTGCGAACACAGATTTACAAGTAATAATTAGATCATCTACAGGAACTGAAACTGTCAAAACTTTGACTACTCATTATACAGTATCTGGCGTAGGAGATGCTTCAGGTGGTAATGTAACATTTACTACTGGAAACACTCCAGCATCTGGTGAAACAGTTGTAATCAGAAGAGCTGTTCCGCAAACCCAGGCAATAGACTATATTGCCAATGATCCATTCCCTGCGGAATCACACGAAGAGGGTTTGGATCGTGCAACCATGACCACACAACAAATTCAAGAAGAACTTGATAGGTCTTTAAAATTATCAAGAACCAACACTATGACATCTACAGAGTTTACTGTAGGTGCAACAGATAGAGCTAACAAAGTTTTATCTTTTGATTCTTCTGGTGAACTTTCAGTTACTCAAGAACTTGGTACGTTCAAAGGTAATTGGTCTAGTGGCACAGCTTATGTTGTAAGAGATTTAGTCAAAGATACATCAACAAACAATATTTTTATAGTAAATACAGCACATACTGCATCAGGCTCAGAACCTTTAACAACTAATGCAAACTCTGCTAAATATGATTTAATTGTAGATGCAGCTAGTGCAACAACTTCAGCAACTAACGCAGCATCATCTGCTACAGCAGCAGCCAGTTCAGCTACTGCCGCTGCGAGTTCTGCTACAACAGCTTCGACACAAGCATCTAATGCTTCAACTTCTGCATCCACTGCATCAACACAGGCAACCAATGCAGCTAACTCTGCAACTGCTGCCGCTAGTTCAGCAACTTCTGCTGCAAATTCTTTAGATACATTTGATGATACTTATCTTGGTGCAAAGGCATCTGATCCAACAACTGATAATGATGGTGATGCTCTAGCAGCAGGTATGCTTTACACAAATACAAGTACAGGAAACTTAAAATTTTATAATGGTTCAGCTTGGGTAAATGTTTCAACAGGATTAACTTCCATATCTGCTGACACTACACCACAATTAGGTGGTAATTTAGATACAAATAATAATGAAATAGTTACTGTTTCAAATAGAGATTTAGTATTAGCTGCTAATGGAACTGGAGCTGTAGAGATTAAAGGTAATACAAATTCTGGTAAGGTTTTATTTAATTGTGAAAATAATTCGCATCACGTTTCACTACAAGCACCAGCTCACTCTGCATTTTCAGGAAATATTGGCTTAACCTTACCTACAAGCACAGGATCAAGTGGACAAGCATTAATTACAGATGGATCAGGTGTTTTATCTTTTTCAACTATTGCAGAAACTAAACCAACAGTAGCAGATGTATCACAAACAGTTGCACCAGCCACTGCTACAACAATAAATATTACAGGAACAGGATTTGTTGCAATACCAATAGTTGATTTTATAAACGCATCTACTGGAGCTATAACAAGAGCAAATACTGTAAGTTTAACAAGTGCTACTCAACTATCGGTTAATTTAACTTTAGCATCAGGAAATTATTTTGTTAGAATTGAAAACCCTGATGGCACAGCAGGAAGATCAACAAATAATATTATTACAGCATCTACAGCACCAAGTTTCGCTACATCAGCAGGGTCATTAGGAACAGTGGGAGCTGGAGAATCAGTATCTTTATCTGTAGCAGCTTCATCAGACAGTAACGTAACGATAGCAGAAACAACATCTGTATTAACATCTAATGCTAATACACCTGCTGCAACAATGAACTTAACTTTATCAGGATCACCTGCTACAAGTGCCACTTATAATATAACAGGAACAGCACCAAGTCCTACATCTGCTCAAACTTATAACTTTACATTATCTGCAACAGATGTAGAATCGCAGGTAGTAACAAGAGATTTTAGTATTACTGTATCAGTAGGTGCAACTGGAGGAGGACAGTTTAATTAATCATGGCTAGTACAAAAATTTCAAGAACATTCGGAACACCTACAAGTACAAAAATAGGTACTTTTTCTTTTTGGCTAAAATTATCTAGTACTGATAGTTCTATGGGTATAATCAATAATTATGGAGATAATAATAATAGAGCAGTTTTATATATTTCTTCTCAACAATTAAGATTTTATGATGCTGCAGCAGGAGATAATCCTTATAGTTCAAGAAAATTAAGAGATTTTAATGGTTGGATGCACATAGTTTTAAGAATAGATACAACACAAGCAACAGCATCAGATAGATGTAGAATTTACATAAATGGAGAACAAGAAACACTTACTAATACTGCTTATGTTCAAAATGAAAATTCTTATATGTTCAATGCTAACACACCTTTTACTATTGGTAGAGATGAAGCTGCAAGTTCTGGTCAATATTTAGATGGTTACATTTCTCATTTTCATTATTGTGATGGACAAAGTTATGCACCAACAGTATTTGGTTCAACAGATAGCATAACTGGACAATGGAAAATAAACACTTCTCCAAGTGTAACTTATGGTAATCAAGGTTTTTTAATTTTAAAAGATGGAAATACAATTACAGACCAATCATCTAACAGTAATGATTTTTCAATAGGTAGTGGCACACTTACAAACACGCAGGATTGTCCGAGTAATAATTTTTGTACTATTAATCCTTTAAGTTCACACTCTGCTATAACTTTAAGCAAAGGAAATACACAAGTTGATTACAGCACTAATGCTGAAAATGGAAAAGGTAATTTAGCTTTTTCATCTGGTAAATTTTATTGGGAAGCAAAAATGTCTGCTGTCAATAGTAATTATCCTATGATTGGTATTGGCAGTGTAGATGAAGCACAAATGCAAAAACCATCAGGCGGAAGTTATCCAGGTGGTTTTACAAATAGCTATGGGATTTATGGTAATGGTAATGTTTATGCCAATGGCTCAAATACTGGCTCACAAAGTTTTACATACACAACAAATGATTATATTGGGATTGCAGTTGATTTAGATAGTGGAACAAAAACTATTAAGTGGTTTAAAAATGGAACTCAAATAGCAACCTACAATATTACAACTACTGCACCTTTTGCTCCTATGGATTATAGCGGCAGTGGAAGTGATGAACTAGTTTATAATTTTGGTAATGGTGCATTTGGCACAACGCAACTTACTGGAACAACATATCAAGGAAGTGGAAATTTAGGAATTTTTAAATATCAACCACCAAGCGGCTATACCGCTTTATGCACTAAAGGATTAAACGAATAGGAGTAATTATGGCATACGCAACAATTAATAAATCAACAGATCATTTTAATACTGTGCTTTATACTGGAGATGGAACTTCAAGTAGAGGAATAACTGGAGTTGAATTTCAACCTGACTGGGTTTGGTTAAAAGCTAGAAGCAAAGCTAATTCTCATATTTTAATTGATGCAGTAAGAGGTCAAAAAAGATTAAGAAGTGATACTACAGGAGCAGAAGCAGATGTATCTAGTGAATTTATTTCTTTTGACACAGATGGATTTACTGTAACTGAAAATGCTGCAAATGAAATGAATAACAACTCAACTACTTATGCAGCATGGAATTGGAAAGCAAATGGAGCAGGTTCAGCTAATAATGATGGTAGCATAACTTCAACTGTTTCTGTTAATACCACTGCTGGGTTTAGTGTTGGAACATATTCAGCTAATGCCACTGCTGGTGCTACAGTAGGTCATGGATTAGGAGTTGCTCCTGATATGCTTATAGTCAAAGTAAGAAATAATAGTAATAATTGGGGTGTTTATCATAAAAAAGTGGGTGCTACAAAAGCACTATATTTAGATAGTACATCTGGAGAAACTACAGATGGGTGGTTAAATAATACAGCACCTGGTAATGATGTTTTTACTTTAAGTGGTGGAAACTATGGTAATGCAAGTGGCTATAATCTTGTATTTTATGCTTTTACAGAAAAAACTGGTTATAGCAAGTTTGGTTCTTATACTGGTAATGGAAATGTTGATGGAACATTTGTTTATACAGGATTTACTCCTGCATTTGTTATGACAAAACGAAGTGATAGCACAAGTGATTGGTTAATATGTGATAATAAAAGACCAGGATATAATGTAATTAACAAAAAATTATTTCCAAATCAAAGTCAAGTAGAAGATAGTTATGATAGTTTTGATTTTGTTTCAAATGGTTTTAAAATAAGAAGTAGTGGAAGTGGTCATAATGCAAGTGGTGGAACATTTATTTACATGGCATTTGGTCAGAGCATTGTAGGTTCAAACAACATACCAGCAACTGCTAGATAAAAATGAAATTTATTTTAGTAATGCAGATTTGTTCTGCTTTATCAAACACTTGCGAAAAACCTTATACACCTAATATTAATTTTGGAACTTTTTATGATTGTGGTATAAGCGGATATAGTATTGCTGGTTCTACAATAAAAACAATGAATCAAGAGCTAATAAATAAAGATAAATTGTATGTGAGATTTGGATGTATTGAAAAAAAATTAGAGGAAGAAGATGCCTAGAAAAAAAACTATAACAGCAAAAGAATTAACAACTCAAATGACAGGCATAAGATTATCAAAGCATGAAGCTATCTGTGCAGAAAGAATGAAAACATTATTCAAAGCTATAGATGAAATGCGTAAAGATATAAAAGATTTAAGACAAGACATGAACAAAGGAAAGGGAGCTGTAAACGTACTAATATTTTTAGCAGGTCTGATTGCAGCTATTGTTGGTGTGTTTAAATGGAATGGCTAGGCGTAAAAAAGCAGTTGTTGGACTTATCAATGAACTTGCAGCACAACTTGACTTTGCCAAAGACCCAAATATACTTGTATTTACCCCACTTGGAGGACTTGGACCTATAGATATTGTGACTTTAAATATGACTACAGGTGAGTATACTGCTTATGATGTCAAAACTAAAAATTTTAGAAAACAAGATTATCAAGCTAAAGATGGCTATAAAAGAAATACTAAAGGATCTCTTATCAACCGCCAAACGACTTTGGAACAAAAGAAACTAAAGGTAAAAATAATTTATGCAACTATCTCGTAACTTTTCTTTATTAGAGCTTACCAAATCAGACACTGCTATTCGTAAAGGTATAGATAATAACCCTAATGCAGATCAGATAGAAAAATTAAAACTACTTTGTGAAAATATTTTACAACCAGTTCGTGATCATTTTGGTAGAGTCAAAGTAACTAGCGGATTTCGTAGCGTAGAATTATGCACAGCTATTGGTAGTTCAGCTAGATCGCAACACGCTAAAGCTGAAGCCGCAGACTTTGAGGTGGTTGGCACAGACAACGCTGAACTTTTTGATTGGATTAAATCTAACCTTACGCCAGACCAGCTTATTCTTGAGTTCTACACTCCAGGTGAACCTAACAGTGGATGGATACATTGTAGTTGGATTGAAGGAACACCAAGAGCTAGTTTTTTACACGCATATAGATCAGAAGGTAAAACTAAATACAAACCTATATTAGGTTCAGCTAGGGAAATAGTATGAAACGTGATCCTCGTAAAGGTACAGGTAAAAAACCAAAAGGATCAGGCAGAAGATTATACACAGATGAAAATCCTAGAGATACAGTAAGAATTAAGTTTGCAACTCCAGCAGATGCTAAAAGAACAGTATCAAAAGTAAGAAGAATATCTAAACCTTTTGCAAGAAAAATACAGATACTAACAGTAATGGAACAAAGAGCTAAAGTTATGGGTAAAAGCAAAGTAGTTGCGATTGCAAAAAAAGGTAAAGAGTCTATAAGAAAAAATAGGAGAGCATAATGGCTAGTTATAAAGATGTTATTGTAGATGCTTTAGAAAAGAAATATGAAGCACAAATGGCACAAGCAGAAGCCAATGTAAAAGTTTATATGGAAAATCCTGTTGGTGTTGGTGAGCATCCTAACATTGTACAAGAGGTAGAAAAACTGTTAAAACAAATAAAAGATGCTAAAGAAATGTTAGACGAACTAAAAAATTGGAGATGATATGTGGTTAAGTGCAATTAAATTAGCAATCAATGCTGGATCAAAAATTTATGCAAACAAACAAAAAGCAAAAGTTGCAATGTCAGATGCACAACTATTACACGCAGAACGTCAAGCTCGTGGTGAAGAAAAATATCAAGGTAAACTCTTAGAAGCTAGACAAAATGATTACAAAGATGAGGTAGTTTTAATAATACTCACGTTGCCTATTTTAGTTTTAGCGTATGGTGTATTCTCAGATGATGCAGCAGCTATGGATAAAATTAATTTATTTTTTGAGCATTTTCAAAACCTTCCAGGCTGGTTTACAAATTTATGGATTCTTGTCGTGGCGAGTATTTTTGGAATAAAGGGAACACAAATATTTAGAAATGGTAAAAAATAATTTTGTACAACAATATAGTAAAAAGGTAACACACTTATCGCAACAAGGATATGGCAAGAAAAAAGTTCAACGTAGAAAAAATACCTCACGAAAGAATACCAAAAAGAACTAGCATTGGCGGTGGTCGAGTGAAGATGAGCAGTATGAATAAACATAAGAAACGATCTTACAAACGTAAGAACAGAGGTGGTATGTAATGAAAGTTAGTGAGAATACATCTGTTGCAATGCCAATTAAAAATATGATTGGTATTATTATAGCTGTATCAGCAGGTATATTTGCTTACACAGAACTTACTGCTAGACTTACATCTCTTGAGACAAGTCGTGAGCTTATGCAATCTGATTTACTCAAAGCGTCAGACCAAAAACCTGTGGACCAAGAACAATTTTTAATACAAGAATCACTAGCATCTGATCTAGAAAAGACTATAGTGCGTGTAGATGAAATGATGCACAATGGCGTAAACATTCAAAGAATGATAAAAGATATTGAAAGATTGCGTGATGATGTAGAAAAATTAAAAGATAAGGTAAGAGAAAATGGAAATGGTTATAGCTCTAATAATGTATCTAAACAATGATATGGTTGAGCATACTTATAAAGAAAGTTTAAGCAAATGCTTGAAGTCAAAGCGTGTTGCTATTCGTGAAGTTAATCCACAATCTGTTAGATTTGAATGTAAAAAAGTAAATGCTGTAACTGAAATATACATGGGTCAAAAAAAAATAGTTAAGATTGAACAATGAGAAGAAGAGACAAACAACCACCAAGAACAAAGAAGTATTACAGGTCTACTAAGTCTGGTGCAGGTATGACCAAAGCTGGTGTTGCAAAATATAGAAGAGACAATCCTGGATCAAAATTAAAAACTGCTGTAACAAAGAAGAGTGGATTAACAGCAAGAGAAAAAGCTAGACGTAAATCTTTTTGTGCAAGATCAGCAGGTCAGATGAAAAGATTTCCTAAAGCCGCTAAAGATCCTAACTCAAGACTAAGACAAGCGAGGCGAAGATGGAGGTGTTAGATAAATTATTTAAAATGTTTTTTGATTACATTGATAGGTTGAATAAAAAGATTAATGATCTTTTAACAATGGACTTTACTAATTTTAGTAAAAGAAATGCCAAGAAAAAAGACTTGGAACAAAAGTAAATACAGAGAGTTTATCTGTGGTTATTGCACATGGTGTAAAAAAGAGTTGTTGAATACCATGGGTGGATGGATTATAACTTATAGTAAGAAGTATTTTTGCCATGATGGTAAAGATGGTTCTTGTTTTGATAAATATTGTAACTTAAAAAAGGAGAAACAATGCCAGGACATAAAATGAAAAAACCAATGACAAAGAAAAAAGCTAAGAAAGCAAAGAAAGCTAAAAAAGCAAAAGGGAGAATGTACTAATGCCAGGTAAAGGTAGAAAAAAGTATAGTAAAAAACAAATGAAGATTGCTCGTGTTGCAGAACCTAGAGATAGGATCACAGGAGCTGACTTTGCAAAGTTAAGAAAAGGTAAAAAGAAAAGAAGAGTATGACAACTAAATCAGTAAAAGCACCTAAAGGTTTTCATTGGATGAAAAAAGGTAGTTCATATAAACTGATGAAAGGTACATACAAACCTCACAAAGGAGCTGTAAAGATAGCAAAATTTACAGTACAAAAAACACATGGCTAAACTTTGTCCAAGAGGTAAGGCAGCAGCAAAAAGAAAATTTAAAGTGTACCCATCAGCGTATGCTAATATGTATGCCTCTGCTGTCTGCTCTGGTAAGATCACACCAGGTGGCAAAAAGAAAAAGAAAAAGAAAAGATAATGTCAAAAGGTTTACGAGCTTGGGTTAAAGCTAATTGGGTAGACATTGCCAATCCTAAAAAAGGTGGTGGCTTTCCTAAGTGTGGTCGTAGCAAAGGAGAGAAAAGAAAAAACTATCCTAAGTGTGTACCTGCTGCAAAAGCTAGAGCTATGACACCTGCACAAAGACGTGCTGCTGTATCAAGAAAGAAAACTGCTGAGAGACGACCAAGAAAAGGTCAAAGACCAAACTATGCTAGGACTTAGTTAGTTCGTCAAACTCTTGCCATATTGTTTGCTCATCACTCCAGAATCTTCTTCTATATCTTTTCATTTCTACAGAATTTAAAACTGTAGTATGATCTTGATTAAATATTCTACCTATATCTGACAGACTCATCATATATTTTTCACTTAATATATTATGAATAATGTTTCTTGATCGCACAATATCTGTGGTCCTAGTTTTAGTAAATAATTCTTTCTTACTTACCTCATATTTAATACAAACTTTATTAATCACAGAGTCTATCTCTGCTTGTCTAGGTTTTCTAAACTGATAACCAATAATTTTACGTTGCATTTTTCTTGGTATTATATGTGTTTCTTTTAAAAAATTTAAGCCACTCATTTTTTGTTGTGCTAACTCAAAACCAGTTTTAAATCCTTCTTCATAAAGTTTTAGTTGTTGATCTGATAATAAATAAAAAGCTATCTTATGTTTATAAATGAAGTCGTTGTTGTTTATTTTTTTAATATGTTTTTGAAACTCTTGTTTAGATAAAGACATAAATCCCCTACAGATTTGTTTGTTTTTTTTAGCAATGTGAATTAATGAGCTATGCTCTCATCAATTCTTCTTTTGCCTTCTCTATTTTCCAAATAAGTCTATAAGAATCTTTTTGATACTTATATACTTTTCTTTTGGCTTCCAGGAACTTCTCGTGTTTCTTCTGTTGAAGATCCCTGTACTTTTGAAGGCGAGTTTTTAACTCTTCCATCTTTCTCCTTTATTACTTTAGTAAAGTCTAATTTAATATTCTCAACTTTACATTCTACAACTTCCCCTTGTGCGTTGGGGTCGGCAGCTTTCTTTACATCATCAAATCTTTCAACCAACTGAAAGTTAGCTTCGCCAGATTTAATTCTTAAATACTTATCTGTTTTTATCATTTTTGTCTATATCTTTTTTGTGTAGATTAGATGCCATATCATTATATATTGATAAATCTGTGTAATTATCAGCTTTAAATCCTTTTGTAGCTCTGAATAATTTAAGTGTCATCATGATATGTGCCACCTGATATGGCTTTAGTTTTTTTTTCAAATTGGGTGCTAATATTAAAGTAAATAGCTCTGCAAGTATAGTAAAATTATATTGATAATCTCCATAATCTTTCTCACGATCTTGGATTATCTTTTTCTTAATCTCGTTTGTAAGCTCTGTGATTTTCATTTTAAATTTTTTATTACAAAATAAATAATGATGAGACCTATCAATAGACAGGTCATATTGTACATAAACATACCTATTCCAAATTCAAATGTCATTTATTTAAAAGGCATGGCAGAAGAAAACAAATAAGAGGGAGCATTACCAGAAAGGGAAAGAGGTAATATGATTCGCTGCTCTAAAAAAACTTCCGCCATACCATTGAACTACAAATTAGTATCTGTAGTTGGTTTTGTTATATCCTGATCCTTGACCTTTTGCAAACTTGTTTGGTGCAAAAGAT